GACTGCATCATATTCTGAACGCCCCCAAATCGTAGGCGGTGCGAATACTCAACCTCATCGCAATCAAAGCATTTACCATCGACCATCTCAGCAAATTTCTCACCGCAATCTATGCACGTTGTGGCTTCAAACATTGAATCCATCCAAAACATCACGAAAACCTTTCTCTCAATTCCTGACTGTTATCCTGATTGCGAATGACGCCCTGTGGGGTCTGATACTCCACGAAATCATCGCCAGCGTCTATGATCTCCCAATCGTCAGGCGTCATAAACGGATTAAAGAGATGCCCCCCTGCGCCCTCCTTGCGGCTCCAAGTGCCGTCCCGCTCTGGGGTGCTGTGCGCGTCAGTTCGATCATTAACCTCTGGCAATTCACCGCCGTGGCAAATCGGAATGTAGGAACAAAATCTACAGGCAAATTTGGATGGATCATCCGCAATTCTAGTCGGTGGCTTCTCATCAAATACAATCATCTCAGCCTTGCTGATTAGCGCGGCCCCCTCTGCCCGATCCCGCCTGATCCGCTCTGCGTAAATCTCGTCGTTATTCTTATTAACCGCAAAGAAAAAACAACGGTCGATCTTAGCCAAGTGCATCCCAACCTGACACTGCGCCCAGTAAATCGGCTTGCTAATCCTGACGCCCTTATTTTTAGTCTGGGCAAAGCTCTTATCGTTCATTGTCTTGAACTCAAGCGTGTGCGGCTGTTCACTCTCAGGAAACCCAATGCCAATGCCATCTAGGCTCAATCCAAAGTGACCGCCGCAGGCCGTGTAATTAATCTGTCGGCCTGTCTCTGGATCGACCTCCCACACCTCAACGCCAAGCGCCCGAAGGTTTGCCACGATGCGACCCTCCTCGCGGTCACCCGTCTCAAACAGGCGCAGCATACGCCCCTCAAAGCTCTGTGTGCTTGCGTGGCGAAACTGATACCACAATGATCTAGCGCACGGGTTGCCTATCTGTGAGCCACCCAAATGCGGCCTGTGGCCGTTATCGCGGCTGGCCTCATAGTGTTCGTAAATCTTCTGCACTGTCGTGGGCTGCATGTATTTTTCAAGGTTCATCCGATCACCTCAACAGCAGCCATAACAACCACCAGCAAAATCAACTTAATCATTTCGATCTGTGAAATTAATTCCAACATCTGTCGATCCTCTCTATTTGTGAAATGGGGCAGCAAAAGCCACCCCATCGCAAAATAGATTATCGCTTCCAAGGTGGGGCGGCAGCAGCCTGTGGAGCCGCCGCAGGAGCCGCAGGGGCCGATGGGGCTGCACCCGCACTTGCGTAGCCCTTAACGTCATTTGATGCGTCATAGCCATTAGACGCTGGGCGTACCGCCAGCTTAACCATCAGCGGCCTGTCCAGCAATTCCTCTGAATTATGCAGCGGAACCTGCAAGGCCGCGCCAATCGACTTCAAAGTACGAGTTGCGATTTCTACTGCTGTCGCGTTGGCATTGATTAAATTTAATCTATCGAAGATTATGCGACCAGCGTATGGCCCCTCAATCACCTCAATTTTCAGTTGAAGATACGATCCGTTTTGCGACTTCGTAGGCTTCTGTTCGTGATCCGTAATCACGCACTTATAATTGCCTGCGGGGATCGGCTCAAAAGATGGTGCCGCTTCCACTGCGTCGAAATTGATATTGCTAAAGTCCATTTGAGTTTCCTACTCTGTTAAATAATCTGCAAAAGGGTTGCGGTCAAAAGTGAAGGGCAGAGCCTCACTAATGTTAAACCTGTTTTTGGTGATGCTTGCCGCCTGCGGGTGGCAGATGATTTCGCGCTCACCCGTGCTGATCGCACGTTTCTTGTCGCCCTCGCCGCCGCCACGAACAAAGGTCTTCAGCCTGATCATCGCCACAAGATCGACGTTGTCTGTGTAGTTTGCCAAAGATTTACGATGCAACCGCAGCGTGTATCTTGAGTAACTATCGCTATCCGGTAGCTCTAAATGCTCTGTATCGGCATGGGCAATGAAGATGACATTCATGCCCTTTTCGTATGCCAGTGATCCAGCCCAGTCTCTGATCTGCCTGTGCTTTTCAGCCGCCGCAGATTGACCAGCACCAAAACCTCCCGCCGCCGCATTGATCGATTTGGCCTTGGGGTCAGCCGCCACAATCTCAGCCTCGACCATCGTCGCCAATTGCGTGATCGAATCAATCACCAAAGTCTTGTGCTTGTGGTCTTGCGTGGCAAGCGCCTCAATGGCGTCCAGCACGTCTTGGCTGGATGTGGACAGTGGAAACAGGCTGACGTTGTCATTGCCTGTCAGGCTGGCTGTGCCGTCCTCTGTGCGTATAATCACAGGGTTCGGGAACATTGACGCCAGCGTGGTTTTACCCATGCCGCCCTCCCCAAACAGGGTACAGATGATTGGCCTCTGCCCACTTGGCTTCGACAGACTTTTCAGATCAATTGCCATTATACCTCTACCCTCCACACTCTAAATTTATCGTCTTCGCCACGAACCGTGACATTCATTTGAAGCCCCTTGGCCGCTGCGCGAATTGTCATTGTTTCGGTTTTAGTATTTACCAAAATACTGTCGCCAACATTCATCGATAGCAGCAAGTCTTTCCACTTGCCCGACCGACTTTTATCGACTGGCGCAATCGGCACCCCCCGATCAATTTGAATTTCCATTACCAATTCTCCCCAAAGACGAGTTCAAATACCTCGTCCAAAATTTCATCAATCGTTTTCAGTTTCATCGTTCTTCTCCTCTTCATCCCAATTTGGCTCTGGGCCAAGTGACACCTTCACGTCCTTGCGGTAGCGCATGGAACACGACTGCTTGTTTCTCATTGTGCTTTTGCGTTGCTGCTCTGATGTTTTATCACCAGAGCGCGGCCCCCTGTTAATCGACACCATTACAGTGTCTCGATTTTGACGCCGATCTTGCCAGCGCGAGTTGCAAAGGCAGGCGCGATCTTGGCCCACAACTTTGGCTCATTAGCCAGCAAGTAGCGGCAACCAGCACTGTCGGCGCTGATTATTGTCTTTACTGGGTGAAATGGTTTGGGGATTTTGCGGCTAACTTTGTCCCAAATAATGGCGTCAACTTTACGAGACACGGGCTGTGTCAGCGTAATTTTGTGGCCCTCAGTTTTGTGGGATATGGAGCCTTCATCTTTGGCTTCCAGCGCAGCGTTAAGCTGCTCTTCGATTGCGTGGCGCTTTGCCGTCAGCGCCTTTTCTTCTGCCTTGATTACCAGCCAATCGGCTGCAAGAATATCTAAATTAATATTGTCCATTACGTTCTCCGTTTTCGTTCATTCATTCATTCGTTCATTCTCTACAGAAATTGGTTTACTCTGAAACTTTCAGACTGTAAAGCTATTTTTACACTATTTGTAAAATGGAGCGAAAAATGGAAGAAATGATACCCATTGAGACTATAAGGGCTTCCCTGCAAGACCGCCGACTTACAGTGGTCGCAGAGAAATCTGGCCTCAGTCACCCAACAGTAAAGGCAGTCGCAACAGGCAACGAACGAATCAGTTTGCAGACGTGGAAAAAGCTGTCGGATTATCTGAAGGTGAACAAATGATAGTACAAGATTACTGCTCCAAGATGGGTTTTTTCTTGGTCACAATCCCAGCAGGGACTAAGGGTCCGACCCGCTTTGGCTGGCAGAAGCCAGAGCAGGCATTGAGCGATCCAGAAGCCGCCAGAAAATATTATGAGCAGAACCCAACACATAACGTGGGGCTGCTTCATGGGGCCAGCGGAACCTGTGCCGTGGACATCGATCATGTGGAATATACACAGATGATCTTTGAAGCACTTGGCATCGATTTCAGTGAGCTAATGCAGTCGGCACCCCAGATCATTGGGCGCGAAAATCGAGGCAAGCTGATCTTCAAGGCACCGCCTGATTTAATCACCCACAAGATTAGTTGGCCCGTCGAGGGCGATCCCAGAAAGACAGAAGTGGTCTTTGAGCTTCGCGCCGGGGCCGTGCAGGATGTATTGCCGCCATCAATTCACCCAGATACTGGGCGCCCATACGAGTGGGCTGGTCGATCAATCTGGGATGGACTGCCAGACCTACCAACCCAGCTTCTGACAATCTGGAGAGAGTGGGATAAGTTCCGACCGCAAATGATGGACGTTTGCCCTTGGAAACGAGAGCCAGACTTTCAGCCACCGCGCAAGCAGAGGCCAAAAAATGACAGTACATCTGTCATCGATGCCTTCAATCAGGCCCACGATATGCACAGCCTGCTGATCCAGTATGGATTTAAGCACACGTTCAAGGATCGATATCTGTCGCCAAACTCTACGTCAAAGCTGGCAGGCGTCAAATTGTTTGAGGATGGCCGTGCCTTCAGCCACCACGCCAGTGACCCCTTCGGAAATCACAGCTTCGATTGCTTTGAGCTATGGCTGCAAATGGAACATCAAGGCAATATCAGAGAGGCCATAAAAGATGCCGCTGGCTTCCTGCACATTAAGCAAGAGCCAGAGGAGATGTCTGCCCAAGAAAAGGCAGAGATATTTTTAAATGGGACAGAACTCTTAGCCAAGATGACAACTAAGCCAAAGCCCAAAACAGACGCAGGGCCATTGGATCACATTCCAGCACATCTGCTGTCGATACCGGGCTGTCTCCAAGACGTGGTTAATGGATATTCAGTGTCAGCCATCAAGCCACAGCCCCAGTTTGCCGTGCAGTGCGCGATAGCGTTTGGGTCAGTAGTGATGGGCAGGCGCTGGGTGACAGACAGGCGCAACTTCTCCAGCCTGTACTTGCTTAACATTGGTGAGACAGGATCGGGCAAGGAACACACAAAGACGGTGTTAGAGCAGTATCTAGAGCAGGCGGGGCTGGAAGACCTGATCGGGCCAGCGGGGTACACGAGTGGGGCAGGCGTGATGTCTACCCTGATCAATAAGCCAGTACATGTCGCGGTGGTCGATGAGCTTGGCAGGCAGCTAAAGGCAGCAAGCGCATCTGGTATGCAGCACAAGGCAGATGCGTTGACTGCCATCATGGAGTGTTTCGGCAGGCAGGACGGCACTCTGAGACCGCAGGGCTATTCCACCATGACGCTCAAGTCATCTGAGGCCGAAAAGCTGGAGAAATATGTGCGGCGTCCAAGC